ATAAATTCCAAACTCCGATCTTCTCTATCTGGACCCTGATTTGGGCGTATGTCGTCTTTTTGTCGTCTTATTATTTTACTGTATATTATTTTTGTCGTCTTTTTTATTATATTTGATTTATGGCATATCATAAGCGTAAGGATTTTGGGGCAATGTGTAATATCCGTTCTGGTGATTTATCTAATTACATTAAAAGAGGAAAAGTAATTTTATCTGGGGAGTTAATAGATGATTCATTGTATGAAAATGCTGAGTTTATGCGTAAACGTGCCGGAGTTTTTCCGTCAACAGAAAAGGTTATAGTAAAAACCACTAAATCAGTTAAGCCGGTAAACAACACAAAGGTTGAAAGTTTTAATATTGTAGAACCTGAAAGAAAAAAAGAAGTTTCTCCAAGATTTGAAGAACCTAGAATACCTGCTCAAAGTTATTACGATTCATTGGATGACAAAGCAAGACTAGAGGCCGAAAAAAAAGCACTTGAAGTAGAGAAGTTAAAAAAAGAGAATAGGATTTTAAAATCAAAGGCTGAGAAGTTAGAAGGAGAGTTGATTCCTACTGATTTGGTTAAGTCCTTGATCAGGGAGTTGAGTGAGGCGATGAAAATTGCATACATGGAAAGTATTGAAACTTATACGGTAATTGTTTCTGCTCAGAAGAAGTTAACGAATGATGAGGTGAGTGGAATTAAAAAACATTTTACTGGATTAATCAACGACACTATTTCAAAACAGGTTGTTGTTGCAAAAAAAATGCTTTCTAATATTGTGAATGAATATTCAATGAGTAGGGGTAGAGGCGAGAGAGATTAAACCGTACAAATAAATTAAACTATATATTATGATTTTTAAACTATTTAGCAGTAGCCGGTATGCTTTGTATATTTTATTTATAACTACCTTTTTAATTATTCCACATTTCCAATATTTAAAAAATCAAAAGGACGGTTTTGACAGGTTCCATATTGTCTGGCTATTTCTTAATATTTCATTTTGGAAGCAATTAAAAAAATAAATGGATAGCTTAATTGATTTGCTGGATGAGATTATTGAAGAAACAAAAATTTTTGTTTCAAGCGTAAAGCCGTCTGAGTGGTATGAACAAAATATGATCATGCCTAGAGGTTCAGCGTTCCCTGGTCCATTTAGTTTCAATTTAACACCATATTGGAAGGAACCGTTAGACTGTGGCCACAAAGATCACCCATGTAAGGAGATTTCAATAATGAAGGGAGCGCAGTTGGGAGGGACTGCAGCTGTATTAAATCCTATTGTTGGATATACTATTGCACAGAATCCTGGAAATATAATGTTTTTAACTGGGCACTCTGATTTATCTGATGCAGCGGTACAGAAAATTGATCACATGATTGATAGTTGTAGTATTCGTAAATTAATCAGGCCATCTGTTTTACGTGCTAGAAATAGCCGGACCGGAGATACAAATAAAAGTAAGGAGTTTCCTGGTGGTAATTTAAAGAGTGGATCGGTTACAAATCACAATTTATTAAGGCAGCACGATGTTATGATTATGGTTGTTGATGATTATGATGCGTCGCCTCAATTCTCAAAAGACGCAGGATCAACAAGGGAGCTAGTTCAAAAACGTACCTCAGCATTTGCCCATAAGAAAAAAATTTACTGGGTATCATCACCTCAACTTAAAGGATTATCAAATATAGAGGAGGTTTTTTTATTAGGTGATCAGCGTTATTATCACGTACCCTGTCCTTGCTGCGGTGAGTTTATAGTTTTGAAGTGGAGTATTGAGAATACTGAAACGGGCGACATGGCAGGAATTACATGGAAGGTTGACGCTTATAATAATTTAATAAAGGATAGCGTAGGGTATATTTGTCAAAAGTGCGGAGGTTTTTTCGATTCTACCAATAAGTATGAAATGAACATTAATGGTATGTGGATTCCAACTGAGGCAAACCCAAAGGAAAAGTACCATCAGTCATATCAGATTAGTTCCCTTTATGCGCCTCCTGGAATGGATGACTGGGATTATTATGTTACTCAGTATTTAAATGCAAATCCATTAGGATCTGCAAGGGAAGAAAAAAAGCATCAAACATTTATGAATGTTGTTTTAGGGGAAACTTATGAATATCAGGGAGAGGAAATAAAAGCGAGTGAATTACAGAAAAATATTTGCGCTTATGAAATTGGGACCATTCCAGAAAAATTATCTATTGAACATGGAAATGGTAGGATTGTTTTAATTACTTGTGCAGCGGATTTAAATGGGTTGGAGGATGATGCTAGGTTGGATTATGAAATTGTAGCATGGAGTGAAAACATGAGCAGTTATAGTATAAAGCATGGAAGTATAGGAACTTTTATTCCAATGGAGGGGAGCAAAAAGCGAGATAGGGAAAAATGGAGTTATAAGCATGGGGTTAGTAATTCTGTTTGGATAGCATTTTCTGAGGTGATAAAAGAAATTTTTGTAACAGACACCGGTAGAAGTATGAAAGTTTTTGTATCTGGTATTGACTGTGGGTATCAAACGCAGTTAGCATATCAATATATTGATAATTGTAATTTGAATGTAATAGGGTTAAAGGGTAAGGATGAGGATAAGTACACAGCCATTGATAAGGATACAAAAACTTATAGGCACGCAAGGGAAAAAACAAATTTATATTTAGTTGAGGCGAATATTGTAAAGGATGAACTAGCGAGGTATTTAACCTTAAAATACGATTCCAGGTATCACGATTCACAGCCTAATTGCTTTGTTAATTTTCCTACTCCTTCTGGGGGCCTATATTTATTTGAGAATTATTTTGCTCACTTTGAAGCGGAGCACAAAATATTAGACAAGGATTCTAGGTTTAGATGGAAAAAGAAAAGTATAGTACATCAAAATCACTTGTTTGACTGCCGGCTTTATAATATGGTATGCAAGGATATTCTTGTAGATATGGTCTGCAAAGAATTAGGTATAAAAAATCCTAGTTTTTCTGATTATGTTGATGCTGTGTTACCAAAATAAATAATGTAGTAAAAAAGTAGCCAAAAATCATTTTTAGGGTTGGTTATAATAATTTTTGTGAAAACACTTTATACAATGGCATCAGACGCAGTAGGATTAGAATTGATTTCTAAAGTAGTAGGTTATAAAATAACTAAAGGCGATTTTAAGACAACTTCGCCTAATTTACCAATTAAGATAGCTGTTTTAGCTGAGGCTAACACAGCTAATCAGACTAATTTGGACACCGATGGACAAGAGATAACCTCAGCAAAAAAAGCAGGAGAGTTATTCGGTTATGGTAGTCCACTTTATCACATTTTAAGAATTTTAAAACCTTTTAGCGGTGGTGGAATTGGTGGGATTTCTTTAGTAGTTTATCCACAAGCTGAGGCTGCAGGAGCAACTTCTAAAAAATATGACATTACACCAACTGGAACAGCAAACGCAAACGGAACACATTTTATTAATGTAGCTGGTAGAACTGCTGTTGATGGTCAGGCATACTCAGTTAATATTTCATCTGGTGATGTTGCGGATGTTATAGTTGAAAAAATCAGCGATGCGGTTAATGCAGTTTTGGGATCTCCTTTTATTGCAACATTTACCACCGGAGCTGGTGCAAAAGTAACATTAGAGAGCAAATGGAGAGGTTTAACCGCTGAGGGATTAACTGTTTCTGTTGATACAAATAATAACGATTTAAGTATTACTTATGTAACTGCTTCAACACAAGCAGGAGCTGGTACGCCATCTATTTCAGGGGCTTTAGCACAATTTAACGAGAATTGGAATAATGTAGTAGTAAATTCATATGGGACCGAAAGTGTAACGATGGCAACATTGGAAGCTTTTAATGGTATTCCTGATCCAGCAAATCCAACTGGAAGATATGCCGGTATTGTTATGAAACCTTTTATCGCCTTGACTGGTTCGGTAGAGGATTCAGCAGACGACTTAATCGCAATAACTACACTTCGTAAAGAGGATGTTACTATTGCGATTTGTCCGGCTCCTAATTCGGCAGCCTTAGCAATGGAGGCAGCTGCTAATATGTGTGTATTGTTTAGCGTACAAGCTCAGAACAACCCTCATTTAGACGTTCAAAGTCAATTTTACCCTGATATGCCAACAGCAGAAAATATCGGAGATATGAATGATTATGCTAATAGAGATAGGTTAATTAAAAATGGCTGTTCTACTGTTGAGAAAATTAGCGGAAAATATAAAGTAGCGGATTTTGTTACTACATACCATCCAGATGGTGAGATTCCTTTACAGTTTAATTATTGCAGAAATTTAATGATAGATTTTAATATTCGCTACGGGTATTATTTACTTGAATTAATCAATGTTGTTGATCATGCAATTGCAGGAAACAATGATACAGTTTCTGCTTCTAATGTTGTAAAACCTAAAATCTGGGTACAGGTATTAAATGGATATGCTGATGAGCTTACATTGAGAGCTTTAATAGCTGATTCTGCTTTTATGCAGGATTCCTTGACTGTAAATATTGGATTAACAAATCCTAATAGATTTGAAACTTTCTTTAGATACAAAAGAACAGGATTCGCTCGTATTAGTTCAACAACTGCTGAGGCAGGTTTTAATTTCGGAACACTTTAATTTTAAAAACATAGGACAATGGCAATAGGCGGAGATATAACGGAGGTAACTGTAAACCATCCTACACTAGGATCAAAGGTTTTTTTCCCAAAGGCAAACGAAGGTAATACTTACGATGTTGGAGGGATAAGAACTGAGGATGATGCTGATAGTGTTGATGGTTCAGGTCAGGCAATTTGGAAAAAGAACAGAAAAATGGGTTTTTTTGAGGTTGTTTTATCTAATGATCAAAACACTAGACAAGATGCTGAGTTTGTTGCTCGATTGGCTGCTGATCCTGTTCAGGCAGATTGGACTTTCTCAATTATTAACGGGACTGTTTATGGAGGTAAAGGTATTCCTGTTGGAGATATTCAGCCAAACTTAAACGATGCAACTTTTACTTTAAAAGTAGCTGGTCCTGCATTCAAAAAAATATCATAAGTATTTTTTATTCACACCCACCTGAAAACTACAAACAATGAATAAAGTAACACCAGAGATTGCGAAAGCAGAAGTCGAAAAATGGTTAGACTTCAAAAAAGTAAGCCATACAAAAAGGGAGAGTTATGCCGATAATATAAAAGCCTTAGAGGAGGCAATTGTTGAGGGGTATTTATCCTTGGATGATAATCACGAATTAATACAGCAATTAAAATTTCCAATTGGATCAGAGGTTGAAACTAGCGAGTTAAAGTATAAGCCTAGATTAAAAGAATCAACAGTAAGCCTACACTTAACAGGTGTTAAGATTGGTGATTTTGATGGACGTTTATATGCTTATGTTGCTGCTTTAACAGGTAAGCCGAAGGATTTAATTAAAAGCTTGGATACAGAGGATTATTCCATCGGAAAAAATATAGCATTTTTTTTCATATAGAAGAAGAAAGCAAAAAAAATATGATAGTTTCGATTGTGCGGGAGCATCATTGGACACCGGAAGTGATAAATGGTCTGTATCTTGATGATGCAGACCATTTTGGTTTAGAGTTTTGGTATAATGATATTAAAAGAGTAACTGAGGAACTTAAAAAAGAACAATGACAAATTTTTCAGTAGCAACTAGATTTGTAGCGATTGATAGACTATCTGCACCGATGGCAAGAATGGAGCGTAGTGCTCGTGCATTTAGTAATAAAATGTCTACAATGTCACAAAAGGCAGGTAATATTTCTAGGGGTGCCGCGCTTGGTGCTGCTGCTATTGCTGCTCCTTTAGTTTTGGCCACAAAAAACGCAGTAGAGTTTGAAGATAAGTTAGCGGATGTTGCAAAAACAACAGGCTTACAGGGGCAAGGTTTAGCAAAGTTCGGATCTGAATTACTGGAAATGTCCACAAAAACGAGGACTAGTGCCGATGAATTATTAAAAATTGCAGAGATAGGAGGTCAGTTGGGTATTAATCCGAGTGAATTAAACGGATTCGTTGAGGCTATTAATAAATTTAATGTTGCATTAGGGGCCGACTTTGCCGGGGGAGTTGAGGAGGCGGCTAGTCAGGTTGGAAAGATTCAAAAGCTTTTTGCACAAACTAGAGGATTGAGTGCTCCTGAAACAATTATGAGGGCCGGTTCTGCTATTAATGAGTTGGGAGCTGTTGGAGCTGGTACATCTGCAAATATTACAGATTTTACTTTGCGTATGGGAGCTTTGCCAGACGCATTAAAACCGTCCATTACTAATACTTTAGCTTTGGGAACTTTCTTAGAGGAGCTAGGTTTAGGTGCGGAGATTGGTGCTGGTGGTATGACTAAGTTTTTACTTGTGGCAGGTAAGGAGATTAATTCTTTTGCCGGTCAAATGAAAATGTCAGCGACTGATGCAAAGGCTTTATTAGCTCAGGACCCTTTAGAATTTACAAAGAAATTTGCAGCAACATTTAAAGGTTTAAAACCTGATGTTTTAGCGAAAAAATTACATTCATTAAAAATAGGCACTCAGGAAACTATAAAGGTTTTAGGAACTATGGCCGGATCAACTGAACGGTTAAATGAATTACAGGCGGTATCAAATGATTCATTCGACAAAGCCACAAGTTTGAGCGATGAGTACGCAAAAAAAGAGGGTACGGCTGCTGCTTCTGTTGCTAGGTTAAAAAATCAAATTACAGCATTTAGCATTGAGGTTGGAAATAATTTAATTCCTGTTTTGTCCGATGTTATTTCTGAGATTACTCCGGTTATTAAACGTTTTTCTGAATGGGCGAGAAAAAACCCAGAAACATTAAAAACGGTTATTAAATTTACATTAGGAATTGCTGCATTTTTAGCGGTTGTGGCGGTTGTTGCGGCGGTTGTTTCTGGGGTAACTGCTGCTTTATCACTTTATGGTTCAGCGGTTGCCATTGTTACCGGTGCTCAATTACTTTTTAACGCTGCAATGTTGGCAAATCCTTTTATTATGTTGGCTTTAGGGGTTACTGCATTAATCGCATTAGTTTTAAAATTAAGCGGGGGATGGGATGTAATTTCTCGTGGCTTTCAAGATGGGGGTATTATTGGAGGAATTAAGGCCATTGGAGCTGCTATATTAGATTTACTGTTACTTCCTGTTCAGCAGTTAATTGTAGCGCTTTCAAAGATTCCAGGAATGGGAGGATTGAAGGATACAGCTAATAGTTTAGCTATGTTCCGTGCTTCTATGGGGCTGGAAAAGGGGATAGATAAACAATTTATTGCAAGATTTAATAAACCGTTTATGGATCCAGGAGCAGGAGTATTAAAGCCTAGTTCCGGTGATCAGTCAATAATGGGAGGTATTTTAGGTGGCTCAAGTACTCCGGCAATTAATCCAGAGGCCGAAAAACAAAAATCATTTAGTCAAATGATA